CGACTGCCATTACGCCGCACCTCCGTCGATGGTTTGATCGATTGCTGTAGTGGGTGTGCCGGCGTCATAGGTGACAAACACCGGTGTCAGCGGCGAACCGGCGTCATACACAGTGTCCGAGTAGGAATCGAACAGGAAGAACAACTCGCCGGGGGTCGGTAACGACGAGTCGGTGGTATCGGTGCCGTAGATCGTGTCTTCGATGTCCTGCAGAAGACCTGAGGGAATATCGCGAGTGTCCACATAGAAACGGGCAGTCGGACGGAACCCGGGAACAGCAACACCTCGTGACGTGATCTTCCAGTTGAATGTCAGAGGATCAGTCTGATCACTTAAGGTCTTGTAGGGACGATCCTAGGGCTCAGCGGTCAGGTTGTACAGGAAATGAATCTTGTATCCTGCATCGACACCCTCGATGTCGTCGCCGATCTTCGTGCGGTAGACCATGTTGAACGGTTTGCGGCGTTGCTTAGTGATCCGGAGGCCGTTATCCGCACGCGCGGTGCCATCACAGTTCTCAAACTCCGTGGGATACGTATAGGCTTCGAGCGATCCCTCAAACTCTTCAGGCGTTGTTCGGTTGCTGATCTTGACGCCATCGAGATACCTGGGTGAAGATTCGCCGCCGGACTGATTGTGACTGAAACCCACCAAACCATTCCATGGCACACCGGAAATGCCGCTCAGGAACAGCACCGCGCGGTCGGCTCCTGCCTCGAAGAAGCGCTCGCCTGTTTGATCCCAGCCCAGTCTCGTCATCGCACCTCCTTACCCGGTTGTGTTGAATTGCTGCAAGCGCCGACGATTCTCAGCGCGTCGTTCCGCCATGCTTTGTTTCTTCGCGGGGGAGTTCTTGAGATTGATCACTCGGATCAATGTGATCAGTCGATTTAAATGCCAGTGCTGAAACTCAACAGGAACATTGAGTGAAATCATCCAATAATAGATCAGTTCTGTTGTAATGATTTCACGAGACGGCGGAGCATTCGGATCATTCCTCAGTGTCGTCGCAGTAGCCTCGTGGAGAATGTACGCCTGAATCTCGTCGAGATGACTATTGACGAGTTTCTGGAAAACCTCCGGAGGCAATTCATCGTTGAGAATCATACACTGAATGTAGGACATGGTCTGTTCAGAAGTCTTCTCTTTCTTGGAGAGAAAAGCCTCTTTCCAGATTGACTCCCATTTTGACGCGGAGACCAAGGAATGCTCGAGCTTGACCTTGTACGACTCCCGGATGAACTTCTCCGCCTCTTCGTCGTACGATTCGCTAGTAACAACACCAATCTCGAGCATTCCTTGTCTCCCAATTCATCACGCGAAGATGATGCCCCATTCCTTCTGCTGCTCGGCCGGGAACTTGTAGCCCGCGGCGGGCTTGGCCTTGACCAGCTTGTTCGATGTGATCGGACCGAACGCGCCGCTCGGCACGAGAACGCCATCGATGTAGTACTCGACGCCCGTGACGGCCGGAATCGTGATGATGTCCGTGCTCGCGTTGTACGTGGGCGCCGTCGGGGTAGCCGAGGTCAGCGTGGACGCCATGATCGTGATCACATCGGCCGGCGTCGGCAGCGTCGGGTCGTCGGAAACGGTCCCGTAGAGGTAGGCTTCCAGCGTGGCGAGCTTGGCCGGATCGGTGCCGATGCTGCTGATCGTCATCTGCGACGTCGGCTTGTAGGGGACGCCCAGAACCGTTCCGACCTCCACCGGAGTCGTGGAAACACCCCACGAGAAACCGATCGGGGAAGGAGAGTCGTTGACAGTGGCGTACGCCTTCTCCGAGGGAGCCGCCAGTGCGCCCCAGATCAGGTGAAGCTTGTAGCCGTACTCGTTGCCCGCAACGTCGTTGCCCACGATCGTCCGGTAGCAGAGACCGAACGTCTTGCGGGGCTGCTGGCCGATGGTCACGCCAGCGGTCGGTGACGCAGTACCGTCGTTCTGCTCGAACTCCATCGGGTACGTGAACGCCTCGACGGTGCCGTCGAACGTTTCAGCGGACAGCAGGTTCAGGTACACGATGTTGTCGGCGTACTGCTTGTTGGAATCGGCACCCGCTGGCGATTCCGTGACGGTCGTGAGACCGTTCCAGGCGACTCCCGGCGTGTACTCACCGGTACCAGTGTCGACCTGGTAGAGGACGCCCTTCGACACACCCGTCTCGAACGTGCGCTCACCGGTCTTGTCCCACTGAAGAGTGGTCATGGCCTTCCTTTCAGAAGTAAAGATTGAACACGTCGTGGTTCAAACCGTTGGCAGGAAAATTGCGTTCATGCACGCACGAAGACAGTGCCGCGATCGCGTCAAACGCAGTATCGTCGGGATTCTGGGTGATCAACGTCAGTTGGTATTGCTTTGTGACCGTGTACGGGCGATTATCCGCATGGGCGGTGTTCGCGCGTGCGCGCTCGTACACGATTGCCGGATAAATCATGTCTACATCATCGGGCGGTTGGAAATAAACGTGCGGCACAATGACCTCAAGGAGTGCTTGCAATTGTGCCCGTGGGGCCATTGTAGACACCTCCCAACCTCAGTAGAAGGCGGGGGTGCTGTGCATCGACTCCAGTTACTTCCCACAGCACCCCCTTCCATTCCGCATACCGAATGGCAGACAGATTCTCGTTGGCATACGAATCAGACACAATGGAAATCAGCGTAGATGTCCGAAACTCGCTATTGACCTGCTGCGAGTTGTCGGTCGTTTTGTAGTTCTGAGTTTCATCACCGTAATAGTTCCGGTAATGCACGACTAACCCGTGAACGCCGTTTCCCTGATCTTGTGTTTGACCGAACCCAATCTTGCCGTAGAATCGTGCCATTCGGCGCCTCCTATTACGACTTGGTGAAGGTCCAGTCCTGGTCGTAGTTGTGCGGGAAGTAGTAACCGGTGTTCGCGACGGCCATGATCGCCTGCGACTGGCCCGTAGTCAGCGCGGTCTGCGCACCGGCCGACAACGTGGTGCCGGCAGCACCGAGCGGACCCGCGACCTGAGTCTTGTAGGTCACGCCGGTGACAGTCGGGATGGTGATGACGCCAGTCGAGTTGTTGAACGTCGGAACAACGCTGGTGGTGACGATCAGCGTGCCGGTTCCGCGAACGACGACCTGCGCGGTCTTCGCCTTCCAGAGGGCGCCGGACATGCGGCCCTCGATCAGGTACTTGAACTGGTTGTAGTCGATGTCGAAGTCGTCGAAGGTCGTGACTTCGCCGCCCCGCGTGGAACCGACCGAGTAGTCGCGCAGGTTCACCAAGATCATCTGGACCTCGGCGCCGTCCCTCATGGCGTTCTCCATGACGGGAACTTCGACGATGTCCTGGACGAGCAAGGCCGCGGCAACGTCAGCCACGGTCTTGTAGATCCGCTCACCGATGGAGTTCCGGACGAGCAGCAGATCCATCAGGACGCTGGTAGTCATGAACGCGGTCGGGGCGGAACCCTTGTAGTACTGGCGACGGCGCAGAACCGCGTCGATCAGGTCCTGGCCATTGATGTTCGCAGCCACCGAGACAACGTCGGTGTAGAACGTGTCGTCGTACGCGATCGGACGGATATTGGTCTCAGAGATCTTATCCGGATCGTCGATCTCACGACCGTCAGCGATGAGGATAGCGCGCGCGATCTCCTCGAGGAGCATGAAGCGCATTTCCTGCCAGATCCACGCCACCACGTCGAAGCCCGTGATGTCCGTGATGTCATCGCGGTTGAGCTTCTGCTTCTTGTAGATCGTAGTGGGCTCGGTGGTTCGGGAGGTGATCGCGAAGAACTGTTCCTTCTTCAGCGTACCCTTGATGTAACCCTTGGCACGTGCCTCGTCCTGCGTCAGATCAGCATGCATCGAGCGGATCTTGGAGAACGGCAGCTTGTTGGTTCCGCCGATGACACGGTTGACCCACGCCATTTCCCGAGTGAGCCACTCGGGCTTGTTGTCGATGAGCTGAGCATCCGGGAACAGGACTTCGATGTTCGTGATGCCGAACTCGCCCGCGTGCGCGAGGACGGACTCCTTGAACGTCCCGCCCTTCTTCAGATCCGCGAAGACGTTGGTCGCGATCGTCCGGAGATCCGAGTGCGACAGGACCTTGCCCTCGTCGTTGTGGATCAGTTCGCCCTTCACAGCAACCTGCTGGTTATTCTCGAAGACGTTGCGCGTCGCCATTTCCCGTCCTTCACTGTGTTCGACCACCGAGTCCTTGTCCTCGGTCGTGGCGTCCTTCTTGTCGTCCTCGGTGGACGTGTCGGGCTTGTCCGGCTTGTCGTCGGCGCCGTCCGCAGCGTGCTTGTCGTCGTCCGAGTGCTGTGCAGTGTTGTCCTGCAGCGCCTTCGACACCATCACATTCACGAGCTCTCGCTGATCGGTATCGAGCGAGTCGTAAACGTCCTGGAACGTCTTGGTGGTCGTGGCGGCGTGCTGCAGTTCGATCTTGGCATCCGTGTAAATGACGGCGTCATCGGACAGCGTCTCGAGTGTGGCATCGTCGCCATATCCGTGCTGGATCTGCACGAAATCGATCTTGGCGCCGGGATTCGCACCCTTGTGCACGAGACTGACCTCGATCATGTCCCCATGCAGAACCTGACTGTTGCGTTCGACCAGCTTGTTGGCGTAGATGGACATCGAATCGATGTCCTTGTGCTCCACCACAAGCTTGGCGGTCTCGGCGGC